AGGCTGTTTTTTATCGGCATTTTTAATATATTTTTTTAAAGCCAGCTCATTTTTAGCTTTTGGCTTGTAATTAGTTTTATTAGTTGACATTAAATTTATAAGGGTTTGATTGTTTAGGTAAAGTAGTTTCTAAATTCATGCCATTGTAAAAGCTGTTCGTATCTGGGCATATTTCATCACAGCCAGTATTTTGTGAGTATTCTGGGAAATGGCTATTTTTAGCACATAGGTAATCTATTAATCTATTAGTATAAAATTCTGCAGTATTCCTAACTTCTTCCCTTAAATCTTGGGCTTCTTCCCTGCTTAGCTTTTCACCAGTTTCGCTAGTTTTTTGGTAAATATTTCCGTTCTGCACCTTGTAGCGTAAAAAGGGAATACATTCAAAAAACCCCCACTGCACCAAGCTATCCGAAATATAATCATTTAATAAAGTTTTATAGTATTCGTTCCCTACATCATCCACTTCGCCATCAGTAATAAGTTCCTGCAGCTTAATAAACAGCTTAGTTCCTAGCTTAGTTTCTATATATTTTTTTTGTGCGATTTTTATATATGGGAGTAAATAATCTACATCTACATTTCCATTAATTGCAGTACTTTCCTTTATCCTATTTTCACTGATGAATAACACATATCCAGCCATAATCTATTATTTTTTATCCGTATTTTTTAATCATATCTGGGCTTACAAAACCCTTATTTTTCATTTGTGCTGGTGCTACTGGCACTTCTTGGGGATTAGCTACAGGCTTAAAACCTTGACTTCTAGCTTCGGTAGTAGTAATAATTTGTGCATCATCTAAGCCCATTTTCATACCTATTTTAGTTTTGTATATCTTTCTATAAAACCTGTGAAAGCAATTACCACCGCCTTTATATTTGAATATATTATAATTAGTAGTACTGCCTTTTCTACCCCAGCCTTTATTAGCACCTATTTCGCTTAGGCTTGTAGCAATACCCCCATCAGCTTTAGGTGCTAGTTCTTCCATTCTATACACCTTGCCCCTATCTGCAGCTGCCATCATAGCCCTGCAAAAAAGCCTACTGCTGCTGCCTGTTTTATAGGTAAGGCTTTTATCCCTGTTATAATAATACCTTACCCTATATAGTGCATCAAAATTATCGCTTTGCTTACTGCCCCCATCTTGCACACTTTTACTATCTACCCTGCCATTAGGTGCAGTAGTTCTAACTAATTCTGTCTTTTGCTTTTTGTTAAGCTGTTCATAAGCTACTGCATTAAGTGCTGCTTCAAAGCCATCTTCTTCTTCCCCTACATTTGTATCGCTTATTAATTCCAGTTCGCTATCTTCACCAATTATTTCACCATTATTTTCAAGCCATTTTTCTAATATGGTTTGCTGTGTAAGCTTTTGGCTATTATAATCTATTTCTTCATCTACCACTTCTTCCTGCACTAAAGGGGCTAGCCCTAATTCCTCTCTAATTTCTTCCTGTGTCATAACTGCACGCATATCATCTATAGTAAACCTTGTAGTCACTGGCTTACTTTGTACAAAGCTAATATCAGCATCTAAGCCATTAACCATTAAAATTTTGTGCAGGCTGTTTAGTATAGTAGTTTGGTAAGGCTTTATCACAGTATTTAGATAAACTTCAAAGGCAGAATTTAATTCATCTGCATTACTACCAAGTCCAGTATCATTTTTTATCCCCATAAGCATAGGGCTAGTAACACGATGGGAAACTAGAATATTTTGTGTCATTAATTCCTGCAGTGCCAAGTATTGCTTATCAGCGTTTGTCATAGCTATAGGCGTTATTTGGGGCACCCTGCTTGCATCTTCTGAAAAAGTTAATACAAAGCGGCCACTTGCATTAGTGCCAGTGAATTTCTTTTGTAAGCTTTTTTCTATTTCAAATCTTTCTTCCTGTGTAGGAATTCCATTCACAAATGAAATAAAGTAACTGCCAGCAAAGCCATTTTGTATATTATTTAGATGAAATTCAGCGATATGCTGGTCTATTAAAGCCCAGTTACATCCACCGACATAATCAGGCACATAATACACATCCATTTCTGGGCTGTAGCGGCCAGTGTAAAGTATTTGGCTTGGGCTTGTTCTATCATTAGGATTAAAGGCAGGCACAGCTTGCGGCTCATTACGCCTAGTATCCGCCCAGTCGGCACAAATAAAGTATTCGGTAACTACCCCCATCGCATTAGGCTTAGCGGCTCTAAGGCGTTCTACTGGAATATGATAGATTTCAGCTATCTGTGTTCTATCTTGGGTATAAACTACATTTAAGGCAAAACCACCCTGCAGCTTAAAATCAAAAGCTACTTTTTTTAATAGTTCATGCATTGTTTCCTTGCCATTAACATTAGCAAAAAATTGCTTTACTTTTAAATAGCTTTCGGTATTTTCTTCATCTTCACAAATTATATCTTCACCGCTTATCATGGCACTGGTTGCATTAACTATGGCAGCATGGGTGCTGGAGTTATAAAATAAATCTATAAGGAACTGGGGATATAAATTCACATTATCAGCAGTGCCATATTCTATCCAATCTTTTGCCACAGTTTCCCTTACTTGGGGTGCTGTTTGTGTTTCTAAGCTGACATTTAAAATTTTATCCATTATTGAGTATAAATATAGTTATCATTATTTTGGTTATGCTGTTCGTAAGTTATGTTATCACCGCCCTGCACTAATAACTTTCCTTGTTCTACAGCTAAGCCTAATACACCCCTATTACTTAAATCTGGGCTTGGCTCTGGGATACTATCATAATATCCTTGATTATTAATAGGTGCAAAGCCACTGCTTACTAAATTAAAAGGAAAGCCTAAAAAGTCAATAGTATAGCCATTAGGGAAATTAACTTCATAAATAATATAACTCCAGCTGCCAGCAGGCTCAAAGCATACTGTAGATAAGTAAACATTTTGCTGATTTACTGCATTTACTTGGCTTATAGCAATATCACTATACTGGTAATTGCTTCTTTTATCCCCATAATCTGCTATGTCTTTACTGTAAGCATAGGCTTCCCTGCCTGTTATATCACACTTAAATAAAATTAAATATAATTGCTTTCCCCTATCTATCTTATCTTTTGCTACTTGGTTTGTACGCTGTACAGGCCTGCAGTTTAAGATAGTTGGGTCTGCTTGGTTTTGTGTTATTATTATCATAGTCCTTAATAAGTAATAGAAAAAATTAGTATTTATTTTATAATAAAAAAGGGCAGCCATAAGCTACCCCCTTTAAAAGAACATATATATAAAACCTACTATCCTATTACAGTTACACCAGCACCACTATTGAAACCTGCATTGTCAAAAGGTGCAGTAGTATAGTCATCTAATACCCATGCTGGATAAGATTGGTTACTATCAAAAGTCCATTCATAACCATTGAAATCACCCATCGCTGCTCCTGCAGTATTAGTTCCACCACTTAAATTAGCACCAGTATCAGTACCTATGCAAAATATAACATTATGCCCTGCAGCATTTTGTTCGTTTAATTCTACAAATACTAATAATGTATTTTGTGCTATAAGCTTTAATTCGTTTTGGTCTTCTTTGGTTAATTTTGCTAATTTTAATGTAGTTGATGGCGTATAAAATACAGTTCCATTATCTGCACTTGCATTAATAGTTTCAGTATAAGTACCAGCACCACGCCTCATAGCATATTTGTAAACATTTGCTACACCATTAAAAGTATCCATTTCAGAATTAGTTGCTCCAGTAATAGCATTAGCAAAATCGGCAAAGTAAACATTTTTCACTCCCCCTTGAGTAGTAAGGCATCCGCCTAGCCCCCTACCCCTAGTTAAATCACAAGGTGTTCCAGCCATAATTTTTATTTTTTATTTGTTAAGTATTGCAGGGGTTTTCGCCCCTGCTTTACTATATTATTAATTCCCTACTATTTTTGCCAAGTAATATCCTTAGCATAGCCAGTTTGTACTCCTGCAGAATACTTAGCTACAATTCTGATATTATCGCTTCCATCAATATTAGCCATATCTAAAACACGAATTTCTGTCTCATCACTTAAAAGGTCAGTACCGAAAAACAGGTTAGATTTTTGTGCTACCACTGCATTATCATCTGGCATTCCAGCACATACTGCAATTTTCACACCCTCGAAAAATGGTGTATAATCAGCGTTCATTGAATAAGCATTTACATATCCTAATTTAGAAATAGCATTAATGTATAATCTATAAGCCTTAACGCCCATATACATATATAAATCTTCATTAATTTTAGAATATACTGCTGATGGCACTGCAGCTAATAAAGCAGCTAATTCATCTACAATATTTGCAGCTGTATAAGCACCACCTGTAATAGCTGGGGCTGATGTTACTGCATCAGTTACAAAAGCACCAGTTCCAGCTGTTAAAAAGCCTTCAAACTGCCCACCTGTAGCACCTGCACCAGTCCACATATTAATTTCTGTACTTTCACCAATTATCCCAGCAATATGGCTTAATAAGAAAGCTGAAAAATCAGCACCCATATTAGTATTCCACTGCCCAGATTTCATTTGTAAAGCTTGCCAGTCTTTTATCAAGTCCTTTTTACAAATTTCATAATTCACTTGTAACCTTTTCGGCTCTAATACCTTATCAGTTAAATCTAATTTCCCTGCTGATGTCCAATCACATGTTCTGTCGCCTATTAAGTGCCCACTTTCTACACCATGTTTTCCACCAGTAACCTGTGTTATATTTCTTTTGTACTTAATGTTTTCCATTAATTCTACAAATTCTAAACTTACTGCACCTTTTAAAGCTGCTGCTATATAACGCCCAGCATGGTCTCCAGTAAAATTCGATGTTACATCTAATTCGCTTGCCATAATTTTTCTTTTTTATTATTTATTTTAGTTATTTAAGTTGTATGCAAATTTTTCTTTTGCAGTTAGTTTCTTATATTTAGCTGCACTTATTGCTTCTTTAGGTTTTGCTGTGCTAAATTTATTCAAATTCAATTTATCAGCTGCAGCAGTTTTGCCTAATTTATCAAGCTTAGCTTTTAAAGCTTCATTTTCTTTTATTAAATCTTGCTTAGAAAATTCTGTTACTTCTGTCTTTTTAATGGTTTTAGGCGTACCTGCTGGCTTTTCTTCCTTTGCCTCTACTTCTTCCACCACTTCTTCTTCTTCCTTGCTGTCATCGCCTGTTTCAGCTTTTAAATCAGCCACCGCATCTTCAAGGTTTTTAATTCTTTTTTCCATACCAGCCCAATCAGCTACATCCGCTTCTTCGGCAGCTTCTACTACTTCTTCTTCTTCTGGTGCTTCGCTTGGTGCTATTTCTTCTTCGGTTAGCAATTCTGCTACTACTCCATCTTCTTCTACTGTAAAGCCTACCCCATCAGCAGTTTCATAAGCACCTACAGGGAGTGGCATAGTGCTTCCATCTTCTGTTAAAATTGCTATATCTACACCTGCTTCCAATTCTGGTGCTGTGCTTACTACAATAGTTCCATCAGTTAATTTAGCTTGCCATTCTAGGTTAGTTTTTTCTAATCCTAAAGCTGTAAGTATTTGCTTTTTAATATCCATAGTTTTTTCCATTTTATAGTGTCCGTTAATTAATAAAGTAATAATTTATTTTTTATTTGATTTTGCTATATATCCCTATTTGTAAAGTTTTTTGCATTGTATTGAAATATACTTTGTGCAGCTGCTTGGTATTTACCCACTTCACTTTTAACATCTAAGCCTAAGGCTTTTGCTGCAGCTAAAAAGTTTTTAATACTTTGGTCTAATCTATCAGCTATATTTTCGGCCGCTTTCATATCTTGCCCCCAAGCATTGTTAGCAGTTTTATAATCAGCAAATATTTTATTTTGCTTTTTACGCATATTTTCAAAATCTTCCTTTGCATTCATTAAATCTAAAAAGGCATCATCCTTAATTTTTTCTGCTGCTGCAATACGCTTAGCTGCTTCCTTTTTTGCATTATCTAAGTTTTTTTCTTCATCCTTAATTCTAGTAGTAGCTAAATCTACCTTATTTGCAGCTTCATATTCCTTATCTTCTAAAACTGTATTTTTCTTGCCGCTTTTTTTCATTTGGTTTTCTGCAGCTTTAGCATCTTTAAGTAACCTATCCAAAGTTTTTAAATCATTTAAAGCTACATGCCCTAAGTTAATATTAGCCCTTTCATTTACCTTGCCTAATTCTATTGTAAATTTATTCAAATTCATGTTAATTTTCTTTTATTATATTAAGTAATTCTTTTAGTAATTCTTCATTAGTTGGCTTAGCAGGTGCACTAAGTTTTTCAAGCTTATCTACAAAATAGCCTTCGATACTTAATCCTTTAAGTTCCCCACCTTTAATCCTATTCCATATTTCGTCATTTTCAATTTTCATTTTTACGAACCAAGTGCCCACAGGCAAATCATATCCATACAAATTACTTTTATCTTGTTCCCCCTCTTTTATCCAGCTTTCCACTGTAAGCACACCTGCTACCCTTTCTTCATGCTGTGCAGTTGCTTTGTGATGGTTATTATATTTGAGATACATCATGCTTGCCTGTTCCACAGTTTTTTTAGAAAAATATACATAGTATTCCTTATTTGTAGCAGCATCAAATCTGAATATATTTTTATTAGGGATAAGGGCAGGAGAAATTAACATCCTTTTTTCTTCATCTGCTTTTGCTAAAGTTAAGTTATTTTGGCTTTTATTAAAAAACACAAAATTTTCCTCTATCGCTGGCTGGCTAACAAGGCTAATAGCATCAATACTTAAAGCTTGATTATCATCACTTATTACAAGTTCAGTTATTTTAGTTACTTTTTTACTGTAGTTTTTTGGGTTTGCTTCTTCGCATTGTTCCTTAGTAGCATATTTGCAGCTACCAGTTTCCCCATACTTATACTTTTCGTCTTTACATTTTTTACATGGCATAATTAGTAATGTATTTAATTAGTTTTTATTTCATTTTTATACGCTGGCTCTTCGCCTAATACCAGCAAGCTGTTCTTGGCTATCTGTCATGTCATCGGTTACGACATACGCCCTAGCTGCATCTGGCTCATCACCCCCACCTAGTTCAAAAGCACCGCCTACCATTTGGGGTGCTAATTCACCAATATCCCCATCAGCTGCACTAGCTGCTGCTTCTTGTATATCTGGTGCACCACCTGCTGGGGGTGCCGAACTACCGCCACCACCACCACCACCACCGCCCCCACCCTCTGGGGTTTTAGTAGCATAAATAGCCTTTACATTTGCAAACCCACTTACTAAAGCTGCAGCGGCTGCTATACCCCCTAAAACAGGTCCGACAAAAGGTATAGGGGCTAAACTGGCGAAAGCACTTGTAGCACCTTGTAAGGCGGCCACAGTGGCACCTGCAGCAGCAGCTGCTTTCCCTGCCTTACTTTCTTCACCTAATATACTTGCTAAATTATCAAAGGTGCCTTTTGCTAAGTCAAGCTTGTTTTTCATTTCAAGCTTATCCATTTTCTGCTTAGCTACACTGGCCTTTTTCTCTATATCAGCTTTTTTCTTATCGTATTTTTTTTCTATTTGGGCTATTATTTTTTCTTTGTTTTCAAAGCCCTGCACCAAAGCAATATCCTTAGCTTTTTGTATTTCAATTTCCTTTAAAGCTTTTTCTTGTATGTTTGTTATACTAGCTAATAAATTTTCTTGTTCTAAATTAAGTAAAAAGTCAGCTTCTTCTACTTGTTTATCAAATTTTTCTTGGTCTAAAGCTGCCTGTTCTTCTTCTAGTGCTGCAAGGTTTACCAGCTGCTCAGATTTAAAGCCAGTAATTTGTGCTTCTATTGCTGCCCTTTCATTTATAGCTTCTTTTAAAGCTACCTGCATATCGATATTAGATTGGTTTTGTGCTAATTCTTGCTGTGCAGCTTGTATTCTTATATCAGCTTGGGCTAACATGGCTACTGATTGTTCATCTAAAATACGACCTAATTCTTCATTAGCTGCTATTCTTTCATCCATGCTAAGCCTTACATCATCCCTTATTTGCCTTTGCAATTCTGCTTCCCTATCGTATTTTTCTATTAACCCTTGTATTTCTGCAGCTGCAAGCTTTGCACTATTTGCTGCAGCTACACTACTTTCGGCCATAGCATAATTAGCAGCTATACTTATTTCGCTTAATCCATTAACTGCTACTTCACCTATAGCACCTATTTCGCTTATAGCATCGCCAAAGTTATTAATCACATCACTACCAGCCTGCACAGCAGCTGTAGCTACTTCATCTATATTTGCCTTTGTATCTTTTATGGCTGCACTTAGTTCCTTTATCCGTTTTGGGTCGCCATCACCTAAAAAACTTTTTTCCCATGCTAACATAGCTTGTTCTACACCTAACTTAATCCCATAAAAAGCTAATTTCAGTGGGGTAAGTGCTATAGTTACTAAGCCACTTGCTACCTTGCCTAAGCCATCAAATCTATCACTACTTGCAGTAACCCATTCTACTGTTTCAATTAACACATCTACTACTTGATTAAAAGTAGTGCTTACTGTAGTTACTACCTTATTAATAGTATCCATAGCTTTCTGATTTCTTTCTACAGCTGCTTTTAAAGCTGCAAAAATTGCCACCAGTGCACCAATACCTAAAGCTTTAAAGGCTGTGCCTACTGCTTTTACACCAGTGCCTAGTAAGCTAAAACCTTTTTTTCCATCAGCTGCAGCCTTACCTGCATCAGCAGCGGCCTTTTCCAGTTCCTTTAATTCAGCTACAGCTTCCTTTCGGTCTTGGTTAAGTTCCTTTTGGGCTATTTTTTCTAATTTTAATTCATCAGTAGTTTCTGCTATGGCTTTTTCTAGTTCATAATAACCAGCTGCACCAGTTTTAGGCGTTTCCCTAAGCTGGGCTTCCATTTTTACTAAATCTTTTTCTAAATCTGTTATAACATTACCCTGTATGCTTAGCTGTTCATTAAGGTTATCTACATCGGTACTAGCCTGCTGTATTGTTTTAGCAAATTCTTTACTATCTGCTGTAGCCTTACTTATGTTACTTTTTACTTCAAAATCTATTACTTCTGCCATTTCTAATAATTTGTTAAATTCCTAGTTTCTAATAATTCCAGCTTTATGTTATACATTAAATCTACTTCTGGTAAGCCAGTAACCATTAGCCTTAATCCACCCCAGCCAGTTTCTGCATCGCCAGTTTGGGAAAAGTAGGGATATAACCATTCTTCAGGCATTACTGTAGGGCATAATAAGCCCACTGTGCCTAAGCAAATAGTAGCTTGACTATCATTAGCCATTTGTACTGATATATTTTGTTCAAAAGCATAATAAGCACCGCCTGCTTCCTTAACAGCTATGCCAGTTATCTTAAATACTATTACTGAATGGCTTTGTACATCTATTAACCCACCTACTACACCTGCTACTGGTGCTTCTACAGCACCTGCACCTGCTGTTCTAGCTATACAGTGTATAGTGCTGCTTTGGGCATAGCCATTAAAATTATCTAGCTGCCCATAATTACCACCACCTAAAGCTATTTCGCTTTGTCGCTGCACCTTAGCAAAGCTTCCACTTACACTGGCATTATCCTTATCATTTTCTATTTCATTGCCCCTGCCGCTTACTGTGCTATTTTGCACCCCCTCGCCTATAGTGTTTTCAGTACCATTTACAGTATTATAAAAGCTGCCCCTTTTTACTTCATTATTAACTCCCTCTGTTCTATTGCCTACTGTTAAGGTAGTTTTCATTACAGTACCTAATTCATCTGGCCTATAAGCCCTGCATGTATTGCTTATTTTATCCCAAGTATAGCCATAAGCTACACAGCTTGGCTCGTTTGGTAAACATTCATCTGTTCCATTTGTATAAATTACTTGGCCAGTAAGTGTAGTTCTGGCAGGTTTTGTAATATGTCCTTTTATAAATTGCATTATGGTATCAGTATTAATTCCACACTAGCCAGCAGGCCACTATTATACTTAATTTTATTTACACGATAAACCCTGTTTTTAATTAATATAGTATCCCAAAAATTCCATTCGTTAATATCTGCTGGGCTTAATTTCATTTTAATATTTACGCTTCTACAATCTGGGTTATATAAAGCATCATAATAAGGCAGCCAATAAGTATTAAATAAATTATCAGTTGGGCTATTTCCTACAGGCTGCACTAAAGGGCATTCCCCAAAGTTCAAGTCTTGGGTATTAGCACCAGTGCTATTTTGCTGTGTAAGGTGCGACATTCTACCATAAGAAGTATATAACTGCCCAGCAAAACCAAAAAGCCAAGACACGCCATATTCTAACTGCTGGCCATTTGGTGCCATTGGTGTAAAATGTAACCCCTCATCAAATAAAATTCTAGGCTTATTTGCAAAAGGTTTATAAGCCCCATCAGCTGATGAATAAATATGGCTACATATAAAATCTGGGAAAAGCATTGTTAAGGGTGCTGTCATAGTAGGGGCAAAAGGCTTAGCTACTATTTTCTTTTCGCCTGCTAAAAGGCTGAAAAATTGATTACCTGCTTCATAGGTTTTAGTTCCATATAAATATCCGCCTAAAGCATTTTTATACTGTGTAACCCTATAATCTGCATTATCTTCTACATAAGTAAACTTAGTAATTTTAGGTAATTTATTTAAAGGCTGTATTTTTACATTAGACATATCCACTTTTTCAGTCCAATCTATTTGCTTGCTATCTGGGTTATTTAAAAACACATCAGCATAGGGCTCGATTATTAACCTATTAGGGTTATTTTTATCAGCCATAGTAACCAAATTAAACATATTTTTTATCCCACTCCAAAAATCATACTGCTTTAGCTGTGCCCTAATACCTTGCTGCAAAAAGTTAATAGTAGCTTCCCCACCCAAAATAGTAAAAGACATCATATTTCTATCTTTGTTATTATAGCTATCTTTTAGGAAATCATGCTGCCATGTATTTACTTGTTCATTAGTTGATTGCCATATTGTACCGCCACCTGCTGACTTTCTGAATTGAAATTGTAAGGTTTCATTTTGCTGTAGTGTAAAAATTTGCCACATACCATTAGCCCTACCTGCCCCACACTGGGCTTCACTGGCATTTACAATAGGTGCTGCAGTGCCATCTAAGGCCGAGCAATCAGTACTTCCACTGCTACTAGGCCAAGCACCATCATTAAAATTAATCACACCACTTGCTGCAGTAGTTACTACACCCCCTAAATCTGTTTTTTGTGCACGCCATTCTCCCTCGCCATTAAACCAATCCCTATAAAATCTTGGCTGGCCTGTAGTCATTAATTGCCCATTAGCATTCATAGTAAAAAGGCCTGTAGCATTAGCATAAGTAGCAAAGGCTGTTCCTACTGGGTTTTCAGCCTGTGTAATTGGCAGTGTTAAGTTAGTCCATGCACCAGTGCTACTAGCTGCCCATTCTTGCTGGTCGTTTTGTACATAAGTGCTAGCTAACAAAGCTTGGTCACCACTAAAATTATAATCCATGAAACACTTCTTAAAAATACTGCCATTTAAAAAGTTACTGGTATAGCTAAAAGGGGTAAGTTCAAACATTTTATCCAGCAAATATTTGCACTGTATTACTGGCCTAAAAACATTTTCTGGCATGCCTACCATAATTTTATTAGCTGTTTGTAAAGTAAACTGCCCACTCCAATTAATAAAAGGATATTTTATTACATTGGTATTATTTACACCAAGTGCAGGGTCATAAGCTAAGCTAGTTACTGGTAAAGGGTTAGTAAGTGGCAAGCCAATACTATCATCCCAGCTATCTGGTATGCCTGTTCCTAATAGATATTCATGGGCTAATTCGTTCATATCTAAATCGCCCAAAGTACCAGCTTTTAAATAATCACAAAAAGTAGTCGGCTCGCTGTATAGGTTTATATTATAACTTATTTGCCCATTTTTTATTTGTACATTAATTAGCTTCATCCAGCCTTCAAAAATAAGCACTGTATCATCTTTAATTTTAGCCTGTGTTTTCGCAAAAGGATTAAAGAAAAATACATCATGGGCTTGACTTCTAGTTACATCAAAATAAAAGCTAAATATCTTATTATTATGCTTAGTGGCTGGCACCATAAAGCTTTTAGAATAGCTTGCTATTTTTTCATCTACCTTAGTAAAATCATCAGCACTTAGGCTAAGGGGTATAGTTTCATCTTTGTATAAATCTAAAATAACTTGCCCATCATTTAAAAAGGTTTGAGCATTACCTGCAGCTGCATTAGTTTGGGCTGTTAATCCGCCATTATTTATATTAGGATTATTAGGGAAATTAGTTGGGCTTGTTACTATACTTACTGTGCTTATTACTGCTGGCTGGGTGCTATTACCTTGAAAGCTTATCTGCAATACTTCCCTAGTATCCCTAGCTATAAAATTTTGGTAAAATCTTGTCTGGGTGCTTATGCTAGCCCTTAAAGGGTTTCCTATATTAGCACCTGTGCTGGCGTTTATCATATCCGCCCTAGCTTCTAACATGCCTTGCCTGCCCCCTAACTGGCTAATCCTTGCTAGGTTATTCATTTTAGTAGGTTGTTCCCATTCTGTAGCACCTGTAGCCCCTATTTCTAAGCGGCCTGCTGGTGCACTTTCTATAGTTATTAAAACCCTGTAGCTATTACCTGCTTGCAAGCCATCGACTGTAGTATAAGCTATTGCTGTACTGCCACCACCACCTGCAGTAGTTAGCCTTAAATTACCCCCCTCTAATCTTGGTAAGGCTGCACCTGTAATATCATTGGTGTAGCTTAACCGCCACTGCCCTATAGGTGCTGCATTTGTTCTTAAAGCTGGCAAGTTACTTACTATCCCCCCACTATTAGGGGTGCCAATATTAGTAGCAGTGCCAAAACTATTACCAGCAAAGCCAGCATTTCCTACTAACTGGGGTGTAAGTACTGGAGTTAATATTGGTGTAGTACCCCCATTATTACTATTAGCACCTGTGCTGCTTGTATTGCCATTAGTATAAGAATAATAGCCATCATATTTTTGCGGATATAAGATTAATTGTACTGCCATATTTTATGCTCTTTGAATATTTAAGGCCTTGCTTTTATCAATTTTTAAGCTGTATTGTATTAAGCCATCATTTGCTATAGTTTTTTTGCTGTATTTAGTTTCAGCTATTACTACTGGCTCTATGTATTTGTGTATATATTTAACATCTGTAAAAGCCTGTGTAGGGTTCCAGTCACTAAATTTATTAACTATATAAACTTGGCTGCTTGTAAATAGTTCTTCAAACCATGCAGCTGTAGCTTCATCTACATAATCTGTATTTAATTGCAGGCTTTCTTTAGCTACATTATCAAAAACTTTCATTCCCCCTAAGTGGTCTTTAGGTCGCCAATACTTTTCATTCCAAGTGCCTGCCAGCTGCTGGTAATTTTTACGCTTAGATTTAATAGTTTTTTTACTTTTCTTTCTAAAGGTATAATAATCCCAAGCACCTAGCCTATTTTGCCAGCATAACCTTACTGGCTCATATCCCCTGCAATCATCGTAAACTATTTCAAAATCATACACCCTACCGATTTCCCTTTTTTCATTACCACTAGCATAAAGCTTATATCCTACTGCACTTGATGGCCATGTTTCACCCCTACCTTTCATATTAGCTAAGCCATGCCCAAAATAAACCCAGTAAGAACTTGTATCTAAATCTGGTGTTAAGCTATTTTTACCGCCATTTATAGGCACATTCCAATAAGTATTCTGCTGCACTACAGCACCAGCTGCATTATAAAAGTCCATAGTAATAAATTCTATGGCATTATTAGCTTGGGCTGGGTTTGTTCTTTCATTTCCACTATTTATGCAATTTAAAAAAGCTACTGTTCCATAGTCATTTTCGCCCATCTGCTGCTTAGTTGGCATATTAGTAAGAAACTTGCCACCAATAGCACTCCCAAAAGTGCCCCTAATATAATAATCACCGCTTCCATCATCATAATTAATATCCTGCATATCATACCAGTATCTATTATTTTTGTCATAGCTTATAGGGTTAGTGTTAAATAATACGCCATTATAGGCCAGCTTAATAAAAGTAGTTCTTTCATTTCCTGCATCTATAGTAGCTAAGCCTGTTACTGGGTCTGCAAATTCTACCTTAAATCTTAACTGGTACCATGTTAAGTTTTTATTAGAAGTGCAAAATTTATCTATAAGGTGTAAGGCATGGGGTGTAGTATCACTATA